CAGGTGTACCAAAACCAGTATCTAGTGTAACTTGGAATGTATCAGAATTTTCTTTTGTAATTGTAATAATTTCAGCGTTTTGGAAATTACCAGTAATATTTTCTATGTGTAAATATTGTAAAGATGTATTAAATCTAAACAATGTAGCAGTTGCACCTGAAGTAACTCCTGTTATTGTAGCAGTACCTGAACCTTGTGTAGAAATAGAATTTTCTAAATCTGAAACAGTTGCACCACCAACAAAAGCAGCAGCCTGATATTTCAACATTAATCCTCTAGTCTGTACATTAACCGGAACTTCATCTTCAGCAGTTCCTGTTGCAACACAAGCTTTTTCTCCGTATGCGTGAGAACAGTTTAGACCTCTAATAAATCCACCTGACTCACAGAAAATAGCCTTTTCTGCATAATAAACGAATACTGATACTGCCTCGCAACGACCTTTACCTAAGATGTGAATACCCATACCATCACTATTGATTTGAGTAAAGTCATTTCCTAAGATTGATTTGTTAGATGAGTCGTGTGTAGCAGAGTGTAAGTTACCATCAACTTGAATACCACAAGCACCAGCATTTGCTGATGTACAGTTTTGAATATATGGTGAAGCAGTTGCAATATTACCACTTGGATCTAGTGTCATAACACCAGCCATTTGAACACCTTTTGGTATTTGGAACTCACCTACATCTGTAACTATGAATTTTGATCTTCCTAAAGTTATAAAATTACTTGTTGATAATCCGTGATTACCACTTGTATTAACTGTTAATTCTCCAGTTGCGTAAGCATATGATATACTAGAAACGCCAATATTAGTTTCTTCAGCACCTTCAGCAATAACATTACCACCACTTACAAAAGTGTGTGCGTATTCTGAAATTGAAGTTGGTATTGTAAATGAATTAGCACTTGTTACTGTAATTTCGTATAATCCACCAGCACGTTTCGTACCAGTTAAACCTGTGTATGTAAAGTTTCTTATGTTTGTTGCGTCATTCAATAAGAACATATTAGAAGCATTGTTGTCTTCTAGTGATCCTACTGTTAATGTTAAATCAGAAGCATTACCTACATCAGCACCTTTAAGTGTAATAACATCGCCAACACTAAATCCTGAACCACCGTTCCAAGTAATAATTTCTTTTGCTGAACCACTCTCAACAAGTACGCTAAATACTGCGTCATTACCAACTGCTGGAAGTATTCTATCTCCATCAATTGTAGTAAATTGTAAACCTGATAATTTACATACATCAGCAGCAGAAAAACCGTGAGTTGTTGTAGTTGTAATTGTACAAATACCTGTTGCGTTATCGTAAACAGCATTTGAAACAATTTTTTCACCGTAAGCAGCGTTTGTAACTAATCCACCTCTTTTATAGATGTGTACTAAATCTGAAGTTCCTAAGTCTACTGTGAAAGTTACTGAATCTGGAGCAGTTGCAACTGCTAATGATTTCTCAATTTTACTAGGGTGTTTGTATTTGTATTCGCCGTCTGTTGCACCACCAAAATTAGTTGTTAACTTAACAGTTTTAATTTGTGTACCTTTACCTGTTGTAGGAGATATTCGGCAGTTTCTTAAAGATTCACCTATGATTGATACTCTAGGTCTAACTCTTAAAGGTAATATTTCTTTGTATTCACCGTTTGCAACTTTAATTACATCACTTGCGATAGATTTAACATCAGCAGTTACGGTAGTAGCACCACCAATAAGTGATCCGTCTATTCTTAATCTGTCTCCATTATTGTGATGAGCAGTTCCGTTAGTTACTGATAATTCAATTGAACCAGTTGTGTCAACTCTAAAGTATGAGTCTTCACCAAGTTTAGGATAAGTTTTTGCACCGATAGAACAAGTGTAATCTAAACCTCTTAATCTTATAGTATCATTAATAGATAATCCGTGAGCACCTGAAGTTGTAATTGTAACAATACCTGAGGAATTATTATAAGGTGCGTTAGTTACTGTTAAAGCAGTATCATCATTTTTTCTAATTTCACCACCACTAACATACACGTGGGTGTAAGTTGATGTTCCTAATTGTATTTCAAAACTTGTAGTAGTTGGAACTGCTGATACTGTTAATTCTTTGTATGCAACTGCTCTTACATTATTGTAAACACTAGGAGTACCACCGGTACCACCATTAATATTTTCTACTTCAGTAATTGAAGCTTGTTTTGCAGCCGTACAAGCTGCCTGTATTGATCTATAAGGTAATGAATCTGTTCCTGGGTTTGTATCATTTCCTGTAGGAGCAACATATAAAATATTTTTACCAGATATATCAGACCACTTAACATCTAATCCATCACTTGCTAAAACTGATCCTGGCATACCAATAGGTAATCTGGATACACCACCTGAACTTTCAAAAAGAATATCACCACGAGTAGTTAATACAGCAGCAGTATCTCCTTGAGCAAGAATTGTCCAGACAGTTGCGTCTGAACCAGGTTGAATATTTGTTTGTTGATCTTTTAATTGTATGTATGAGTTTGCTGAATATCTAACAACATCACCAACTTCATAAGTTGTAGCGGCGTCATAAGTACCTCTCCATTTAAATCCTTCTACAACTATTTTCCAATAAGTTGCGTTAACTGTTCCGTCAGCACTTGATGGTCTTTGGTTTGTTGCAGCTAAAATACATACATAAGAATTACCACCGTACTGAACTGTATCACCAGTTTTGTATGATGTTCCGTGAACATATACACCTTCGGCGTTAAATCCTGTAGTTACTACATCCCAATAAGAATTGTCACCGGGCGTATGATTTGCACCTTCTTCGGTATTAATAAACACATAAGAATATCCACCGTAAGTTACAACATCACCTTTTGAGTAAACTGTACTTGCGTTGTATGAATCTTCAAATTGTAATCCTTCAGAATAAACAGCAAAGTTTGCCTGAGCAAAGTCATCTGTTGAAGCACCTGAAGTGTGAGCAGTTGTACATCTATATTGGTAAGCACCAAATTTTACAACATCATCTAGTCTGTAATATTGTGTAGTTGTCCAGTCACCTATAAATGCTAAACCTTCACTATAAAGTGTAAAGTTTCCTAATGAGATATTAATATCTCCACCTGTAGCTGAAGTATGTTCAGTAGTAACTCTATATGTTCTACCACCATATTTAACTAGGTCGTTTAATCTGTATTGAGTTGAATCAGCGTAATCACCTCTAAAAGATACACCGTCTGTATATTGTTCAAATTTAGAACTGTCTAATACAGCACTTGAAGATGTATGAGCAGTAGTAACTCTATATTGTTTACCACCGTATGAAACTAGGTCGTTTAATTTGTACCAAGTTGAATTTGCGTAAGCACCTTTGAAGTAAAATGATTCTCCGTGTAGTTGCCAGTTTGTAGTGTAAGTTGCAGGAGTTGTGTAAAAAATGTTTTCGTTATTTGGTGAAGTATGGTTTGCTATACAAACATATGAATTACCACCGTATTTAACTATATCGTCAATTACATAACCGGTGTCAGTTGCCCAATCACCTCTCCATTTAAATTTAAGTCGTCCTAGTTTGAAATCTGCCATTTGTTTCCCTTAATTACTCATTTCTATACTGCACTTTGGTAAGTAGTTGTTGCTGAACTTGCCGTTGTGTCTTCAAAAGTATCAAAATCGTCTGAACCTTCAGCGTTTCTTGTTACTCCTGCGTTTGATCTTTTTACTAAATCTCCACTACTATTATTTATAAGAAAAGTAGTGGTAGGATTTACTGAAAAGTTAATTTGTTGGTATCTATCACTATCGTTATTGAAGTATCTCTTTTTGACTTGTCCTACTACAACACTCAATCCAGTCTTTGGTATTAGTGTAAATGTAATTACTGTATTATTGACTAAAGTAAAGTCAGAAAATGGTACTTGTTGAACACCGTCTAAAAATACTGCAATCCTTGACTCATTTAATACAGGTGTTGTTATTGTAAATTGATATGCTGAACCATCTGTTGTAAAATAGTTGACATCAAACATCTCTAGTCTTTCATCAACATAGTCTGTTTCTGATCTTCCTACGAAATCTGATTTACCGTCTTCGTAAAATTTTGATACTTCAATCGTTTCATTACCTTTGTTAGGATTTACTGAAGTTAGATATAACATACCATCTTTTGTTCGTCTAATTCCGTTAAAAGATTTCTGTTTTACTGAAGCAGAAGGTGTGTGGTCTACTAGATATGCCATTTTATTCTATTTATATTTCTATGTTAATTCAAGGATACTTGCGTATGCCTCAACATCTACTGAAGACGAATCAGGATTAGCGTCAGCAACTATTCTTACTTTATCGTTACTTTCTAAATTTACTGGTTTGTCTAAAGTTAATGTATTGTTTGGTGGAACTTCTAAACTTTTACCTATGTGATAAAAAGTAGAACCTCCGTCAGTTGTAACTTTTACATTTACGGTTGCACTAGCACTTGTACTCTTATTTGAAATATATAATGCGTGAATTACAGCCGTTGCACTTGCACCAGCAGTAAATAAATCACCAGCAGTTGTATCAACAACTGGAACTGTTATACCTGCATTTTTAAATGTACTTGCCATAATTAACTACCGAATACTATTGAAAAGGCTAATGAGTCTCCTAACATTGCTACATCACCATCTGCGTCTGGAAAAGTTATTGTTCTATCTCCTGTAGGTTCTGCAACTGTTATAGTTGTTTCGTATGCGTTCTCCTGATAGCCTTCAAAAACTATATTTGAACCGTTTAAAGTAATATCATTGTCGGTTACTGCACCTGCATTTGTAACTGCCTGTAAAGTTACAGCACCTGCACCACCAACTTCTTTTACAACGCCACCAGATGTTTTAGTATAAAGTTTACCATCGGTAACATTCATTGCCAATTCGTGTACTGCTAAAGCAGCAGCACCTGGAATCTGATTTGGTGTTTCTGATCTTTTTGGTTTAATTACAGTTGACACTAAAATGTACCACCATCAACAGTTGATATTTCTACTTCACCTGTTGTAACTGTAAAGTTATCTGAAGTAAATTTAGCAACACCTTTGTTTGAGTTTGAAGCGTCTTCTCCTTCAATTCTAATTGTGTCAGCACTTGCAATAGTATTAATTCCTTCACCAGCAAGAAACTGTAAAGTTCCTTCTAAAGCAACTTGACCTTGTGTTGAAGTTTCATCTTTAAAAAATATTGTAGGATTTGCCAATTTATTAGTTGCGATTGTGGCATTATCAATCATAGAGTTTACTATACCTAATGCCTTAACTCTTAATGCGTCTGAATTAACTTCAATTGAAGAGTCATCTACTGCAACATCTAATCTGTTACCGTCTTTTGTTAAAGCATCCCCAGCATTAATTTGACCTGCACCTGAAAATTGAGATACATCTAAATTAGTTGTTCCAAAAGTAGGAGCACCTGTATGTGTAAATGTATAACCATTGTTAGCATTTAAAACACCTTCTTCAACGAATACGAAAGCACCACCTGATAATTCAGCAGGTTGATCTTCCGGAGTTGATCTTGTTAATACCCAATTAGAAGAAACACCACCAACACTTGTAACCGAGTAAATACCGTTTTGTGTACGAGTTGTTTGATCTTTAACTAAAATTCTATCGCCAAGATTTGCAGCCGTACTATCTAAAACTAATACTGCTTGAGTACCTGAATTAGTTAATGTTGCACCAACGCCAGCAGAACCATTTGAATAAGTTGCTGTTAAATTTTCTGTTGTTCCTAGTTTACAAGATGGTTTAGTATCTAAACCTTGAGCAACTTGGTCAACATACATTTTGTTCGCAAGTGAATTGTCTGTGAATCCTGCTCTATCTTCATAACCTGATGGTACAACTACTGTACCAGTACCGTGAGGTGTTAAATCAATATCTTTATTACTTGCTGTTGTAGTAATTGTTTGACCGTTAATTGTAATATCATCTACAACTAAAGAAGTTAATCCTGCAAGATCAGTTTGAGTAGCACCTAAAGTTAATGTAGATGAACCTAATACTGTTTGAGGATTTGCTAAGTTAGCATTTTCAATAGCAGCAGAACCTGATAAGTTAGCGTTTGTTAATGAATTTGCCTGAATTTCTACATTGTTGTCAGTAACTTCCGTATCTAAACCAGCTGCACCAGAAAAAGTTAATGTTTCT